GGCCACGGTCGACGTGTTCATGCGCGAGGCGAGAAGGCGCGGGGCCGTCGCGGGCGAGTCGACCGGTAACGCCGAGATGCGGCCCGTGCGGGTCATCGGCGTGTGCCCGGTGAAGCGGTGCGGGACACGCATCTTCGACGACGGCCGGGGCCATGTGTGCGTGCCGGATGTCGTCGCGTTCATGGGCCGGCGGGGCGAGCAGAACTGCGGCACGGACACGGGGAGACGGCGATGAGGAACTCTCGCATCGACGCGGAGTCGGTTCGCCAGGCCGTGAGCCTGATCGAGCTGCTGCCCGCCGATGCGAACCCGCGCCGCGTGGGCCGCGACGCCTATCAGGCACTGTGCTCGTTCCACGACGAGAAGAACCGCTCGATGTCGGTGCGGCTCACGCCGAGCGGCTGGCGGTACCGGTGCTTCGCCTGCGGAGAGTCGGGCGGCGTCGTCGACTACTTCATGGCCACGCGCAAGGTCGATTTCAAGACGGCTGTCCGTGAATTGAGCGGCGGCCGCGACCTGTCGTTCACGCCGAAGAAGCGGCGCCGGCCGGGCTTCCTGGTGCTGTGCTCGGAGTGTCCCGAGCGCGCCGAGATCGAGGCCGACGACGTCGTGCACCTCATGGTCTACCGCGGGCCTGACCTTGGCTGGCACATCACGGACTGGCGTGCCCTTGGCCCGCTGTGCGTCGAGAAGCGCAGCGCCGACCCGTGGCGCGGCGGGCAGCAGGCGAGCCATCGGAGGGCCGCATGACCGCGGACGACGTCATTCGAGAAGGTGAGCGCCTCGGGCACGTCTATGGGCGCGGGGCCGCGGAGTTGTTCATGGCGTCGTGCGAGCGGTGCCCGGCATCTCTTGATTTCGCCTGCTGCGACAACTTCGAAGCGGTCCGCGAGCTGCGCAAGCTGGGCCCCTGCTCCGGTCGCGGGTACTTCGAGTACCGGCGGCCCACGCTCCGCGAGTTGCTCGAACAGGCGGCGCGGCGGTGATCTCCGCCCACGTACCCGGCTGCACCGGGAAGGCGAAATACGGCGACGAGGGCACGGCGCTGTTCGCGATCGAGAAGATGCGTAAGAGCGCGCGGCGCGCCCCGCCGAAGACGATGAACGCCTACCGCTGCACGCAGTGCCGCTGCTGGCACGTCACGCACTGGACGCCCGAACAGCAAGAGGCCGCCCTCCGCGTCACGCGCTGGAGAGAGTGGCACGCGAAGCCGCTGTGGCAGCGCGTGCGCGACGTCATGGAAGGCACCGCGCCGGCGCGCAAAGGAGCCTCATGAGCTGGGACGAATACGCCAGCACGCGCATCGCCCCGCGCGACGCGCTGAGCCCGCAGTTTCCGTTCGCGCCGGGCCTGATCTTCGTGCCGCCGCGGCGCGGGTTCGAGCCGCTCGACGGCATCGCCCGGCATCTCGAGGCGCGCTTCGGCGTGCGCGCGTGGCTCGGCTGGATGGGCGACGACGGGCACGTGCGAGTCATCGTGCGCATCCCTCCGGGGGTTCCATGAAGGTCGCGCTGCTGCGCCTCGACGTCGATCACGCGCGTCGGCTGCTCGAGGACCGCCTCGCGCGCGAAGGCCTGGCGCCGCTCGACGATCCGATGGGCGCGGGTAAGATCTGGCGGCGTGGCGTACCTACGGGGGAGCGCTCGCGCCTGTACGACTCCGACGACGCGGCCGCGCGCGAGAAGTATCTGGCCTGGGCCCGCGAGCTTTTGCGACGCCGCGACTACTTCCCGCGGCAGCGGGCCGACGCCAGCGTCCAGCTGCGCGCCGTGTGGCGTCTGCACGCACAGGGCAAGAGCAACGGCCAGGTGGCGCGAAAGCTCCGCGTGAGCCGCGGCGTTGTCGAGAAGGCGCTGCGCGTGGTGGTCCGGCGCGCGCCGCCGCCGCCGGTCGCGAATCCGTGGCGCCGCTCGGGACGCGAGCAGGCGTGGAAGCACATCGAGGCGAAACGAAACGAGAGGAGAACGAGTATGGCAGCCGAAACCAAGCAGGGTCCGCAGTGGGTGAAGTACGCGCTGATCCGACTGCGGTCGATGGAGACCGTGAATATCCCCGGCCTGCGCGAAAAGCGCGACCTCATCGACGTCGACGGTCGCATGCACGCGGGCGGCATCGACGTGAAGATCGACGGCGCGGGCTACGAGAGCATCCGCGCGCGCGCCGAGAAGCTCGAGGGGCACGACCTCATCATCACCGTGCCCTGGTACAAGATCGACCAGGTCGAGCGCGTCGTCGAGGGCACGTGAGCAAGGACGCGCGGAAGCGCCTCGCGCGCGCGAAGGCCGGCAAGCTCAAGACGCCGAACTTCCGGCGCCGCGGGCTCGAGGTGGCCGGCGAGCTTGAGCGACGCGCCAACGGAGAGACGACGCCGCGCGCCGAGAAGATGCGCGCGCTCGCGACGGGCATCCGAATGGAGCTCGGCGGGACGTAACCCATGCGCGACCTCAGTCCCCGGCAGGCCCGCTTCGTGGCCGAGTATCTCGTCGACGGCAACGCGACGCAGGCCGCTCTGCGCGCGGGATACAAGGCCGGGCCGGGGATTGAGAGCACTGCGTCGCACCTGCTCAGAACACCCAAGGTCGTCGAGGCTTTGACGGCGGCGAGGTCGAAGCTGCAGGTGCGCACCGAGATCACGCAAGAGAAGGTCCTCGCCGAGCTCGCGCTGTTGGCGTTCTCGAGCGTCGACCACTACGACGTCGACGACGAGGGCAACGTGAAGGTGAAGGCCGACGCGCCGACGGGCGCCATCCGCGCGGTTTCGAGCATCAAGCGCAAGGTGTTCACGGACGAGCACGGCAACGTGACCCGCGAGGTCGAGATCAAGCTGTGGGACAAGCCGGGGCCGCTCAAGACGGCCGGCAAGCACGTCGGGCTGTTCAACGACCGCGAGAAGTCGCGCGAGGAGATCGAGCGCGAGGTCGACAGGCGGATCGAGCAGCTCGTCGAGCAGGCGCGCGCCGCGCGGCTCGGGCGCTCGATTGAAGCGCCAGCGAAGGTGCGCCCTTGAGGCCGTCCGATTTCCCGCGTGTCAGCGCTATTGCGCTCCGCGGGCACAAGATCCACGCGCTGCGAGCCGCACGGGGCGGTAACGCAGGGCAGGCGAGCACAACGTATACGCATCGACGAGGAAGGATCGGGTAGGCCACGCCACCCACCTGCGCGCCGCTGCATCGCGTTCGCGCTCGTCCTCTCCGTGGGCGGGTGCAATACGAGCTTCCGCGGTTCCCAGCACGCGCAGCGATTCCCCACCTCCGAGATCGGCCAATTCGAGTGATAGCCCAGAAGACTGGGAAGCTCGAGCCACACCCAACGACGATGACGCAATGAGCAAACTCAGCGAACGCGACAGGAAACGGATCGAGCTTTTGACCGAACTCGAGGATCTCGCCGCGCCGCCGTCGACGTTCACGCCCGAGAACGTTCTGCACGCGGGTCAGATCGCCGTCGCGCTGTGTGCAGCGCTCACGGTGGTCATCTGCGCCGGTCGCCGCTGGGGCAAGAGCGTCGTGGCCTGCTTCAAGGCCTTCGCGGTGGCGCTCGCGAACCCGGGCGTCACGTGCTGCCTGATCGGCGCCACGCAAGGCAGCATCTCGCGCATCTTCTGGCGGACGCTGCGCGATATGAACCGCGTGCACGGCCTCGGCGCGGTCTCACTCAAGGGCGTTGAGGGCTGGTCCATGACGCTACCGAACGGCTCGCAGGTCGTGCTACTGCCCGTGGATAGCGTCGAGGCGGCCGACAAGGTGCGCGGCCTGTCCAACGTCGCGTTCGTGTGCGTCGACGAATCGCAGCGCTACAGGGCCGACGTCCTGCGGTACCTGCTGCTCGACGTCATCAAGCCGATGTTCATCGACCTGCGCGCGAAGGGCATCGATGCGCAGTTGTGGCTGATGGGCACGCCGAACCCGATCGGCAAGGTCGGGACGTTTTGGGAGTACATGAGCCGGCCCGGCGCCACGGTGTTCACCGGGACCGTCTACGACAACGCGAAGCTCGGCACGCGCGCGCAGATCGAGGCCGTCGTCGATGAGATGCTCGCCGAGGCCGGCGAGACGAAGGAAGGCAGCTGGTACCAGCGCGAGATCTTGGCCCGTTGGGTGGTCGACATCGCGCGCCGCGTGTACCACTTCGACGACGAGGCGAACGCGTGGCCCCTCGAGTGGGAGGAGACCGGGCCGCCCCGCTTCGACCACTACGCGCTCATCGGCGACATTGGCGTGCGAGACGCGGACGCCGTGGGCCGCTGGGCCTGGAACGACGGCGATCCGACGCTGGTCCTCGTGTCCGAGCACGTGAAGCGCGGGCAGGACACGCTGGGCCTGGGTGATGAGCTGCGCCCGCTCATCGAATCAAGGGACGATACGCCCGTCGTAACGGCCTTCGACGGCGGCGGCCTCGGTCTCAAGGTCATCATGACCCTGCAGAAGCTGTTCCCCGACGTGCCGATGCGCGCCGTGGTCAAGCCGCCCGTGAACCTGCAGGTCAAGGCGCTCAACGACCGCATGGTCAGGGGGTTCAAGGTGTCCCGAAAGAGTCAGTTCTACGCCGAGGTGCGCAACAGCGAGTGGGTCGATGGCATCGTGAACGGGAAGATCCAGGAAACGGGGCACTCGGACGTCGTTCCGATGGCCCGCTATGCCGCCGTGGAGCTCGCCAACCTGCTACCCGACGCGCCGGTCGATGAAACACCCCAGGAGCGTGACGCCCGTGAGCGCCACGAGGCCGCCCAGCGCGCCGAGCGCAACCGCCGCGCCAGCCAGGCGCAGCACGACGAGTACGAGCAGGACGAGTTCTCGGACGACCTCGACGCCGATCTTGGTTTCGACGCCGCCGGTTAGTTACCGGACACGTGGGCGCTAATTCAGGGCGCCCTGGACGGTATCCAACGCCGCTTGGCTGATGGATCTGCCGAAGGTTCTCGCTGACCTGCGCGCCGCGGGCGTCACACGCGCGCGCTACACCGAGAACGGAGCCGGGGAATCGTCCATCGAGGTCGATTTCGGGCCGCCAGTGGCGCCCGCCGGCCTGGTCGACGCCGCGGGGAAGCCCATCGACCTCGACGAGGGGATGGGACCGCTGCAAAAGGACCCGCTCGGTGAGGACGACGAGGACGAGGCGGTAGTCGAGGACCCGATCCACGCAAAGAACTTCAACAGGAAGCCGCGCCGTGCCGCCGTCTGAGTCGCTGTCCTTCTGGCGCGAGAAGATGAGCGACGCCGAGCGCGCGTCGGCGATGGTGAAGTGTCAGAAGATCATCTCGAACCTGCCGCACGAGACGTATCGGCGCGATCGGGACATCGACAACGTGCGGCTCTACGAGGCCGACGCCAACGCGACGCTCTACGACTTCGCCGGGCGCTACTACTCGGACGGCGGCGGCTCACTCCCGCTCACGCCGCCCGACGACAGCACGAACAACCGCGCCAAGGCGATGATCGACACGCTGATGTCGCAGGTCGCCTCGACCGACCAGCGCGCGCGCTTCCTCGTCAACGACGGCAGCTACCGCCAGCGTCGCCGGGGCCGCGCCATGCAGAACTTTGCCGACGGTCTCGTGCACGAGCTCAAGCTGCACCGGCTCAAGCAGCGCGCGGCGCTCGACGCGGCGGTCCTGCAAAGCGGCGTGGGTGTGCTGCAGTTCTATCGGGAGCGCACGCCGCAGGGTGAGCGGTGCGCCGTGCAACGCATCTTGGCGCCCGAGCTCTCGTGGAACCCCAAGGACGGCCTCGTCGACGGGATGCCGCGCACGATCTACCGAAAGCGGCCGGTCCCGGTCGACAAGGTGGTCAACGATTTTGCCAAGGACGACGAGGCGAAAGCCGAGCTCATCCGGTCGCAGCGAACGCAGGCCGGCGTGGGCGCGTACGCGGACGACGACGTCGACCTGTTCGAGGCCTGGCATCTGCCGACCGATGAGGAGAGCGGCGACGGGTGGCACATCGTCGCCCTGGATATCGAGGGCGGCGACCTGCTGGTCGAGCCGTACAAGAAGACCTACCACGAGCTCGTGTTCTTCTCGTGGGAGGAGCGCTTTACGACGGGCTGGGGCCTGTCGCCGATGACGTGCTCGAGGAAGCTGCAGCGCCGAATCAACGCGAACAGCTACCGCATCGACCGCGCGCAGAAGCTGTTCCATGCCGGCCACCTGTACGTGCCGCGCGAGATGAAGCTCGACAAAGGGCAGCTCTCGAACGAGATCGGCTCGTCGTGGATCGGCAACGGGCCGAACCCGCCCAAGCAGATCTTGTTTCAGGCGGCCACGAAGGAGATGTACGACCAGGTCGAGCGCGACGGGCAGCGCATCTTCGAGAACTACGGCGTCAACCAGGACGAGGCCGAGGGCGATTCGGGCAGCGGCCTGGACGCCAGCGGCGCGGCCCTGCGCGAGCGGTCCAAGAAGTCGACGAAGCGCCAGAGCATGCGGCAGCAGCGGTGGGAGCGCTTCCACCTCGACTGCGTCAAGGTCTCTCTGGGCGTCGTGCGCGACATCGTCACGGGCCAGGGCGACGAGGAAGGCAAGGACAAGAAGCCGCGCCGCAGCGGGTACAAGGTTGCCGTGCCGGGCAAGCGCGGTCTCAGCGTCGTCGACTGGAAGGACGTGGCGATCGACGAGAAGGACTACGTGCTCGAGACGAAGCCCGCGTCGCCGGTGCCGACCGATCCCGACGGTCTCATGGCCTACGGCAAAGAGATGGTCGAAATGGGCGCGTGGACGCCGCAGCAGCTTGCCGGCTACATGCAGGACCTCGACGTCGACGGGCGCGTCAATCGCCAGCTGGCGCCGCAGCGCCGGCTCGAACAAATGTTCGAGGACCTGCTGTACGAGACGAAGGCGGCGGCGGTGCCCGACGAGTGGACCGACTACAAGCTCGCCCTCGAGATCGGCGTCGACTACCTCGAGCAGGGCAAGGAAGACGGCGTGCCCGAGAAGCACCTCGAGCGCGTGCGCCGGTACCTGAAACGGTGCAAGGCGCTGCAGCAGAAGGTCCAGGCCGCGGCCGCTCCTCCCGCGCCGACCGGTGGCGCCGCGCCCGTCGCAGCGCCTGTCGCAGCCTGAGCGGAGAGTATCCAACGCCGCTTTGGCGTGGATACCTCGCAAAGCTCCGACGCTCCCGCCGAGGGCGCCGCGAATCCAGGCACCGAAGAGACCGCAGCGCCCGCAACACCCGTCGAAGGCGAGGGTGCCGCGCCGGCTGAGACCGTCGAAACCCCGGCCGTCGAGAAGACGCCCGAGGAAATCGCCGCCGAGGCCGAAGCGAAGGCTGCCGAGGACGCGAAGTTCGCGGCCGAGCTGCCCGAGCTAATCAAGAAGATCCCCGAGGACGAGCGGCGCAAGCTGGGCTTGCAGTACGCCAACCGCACGATGGCCGCAGCTCGCCGCGCCGAGCGCGCCGTCGAGGCGGTTACGCGCGAGAACGCGACGCTCAAGGCGAGGCTGGCCGAATCGTCTGCCGCGCCGTCGCTGCGCGATGACCCGGCGGCGGCTCTCAAGGCGCACGGATTCAACACCGCGCGCGAGTTCATCGATCACTTGGTCGCGAAGGGGGGCGGCGCCGACAAGAAGCCCGACCCGCTCGACGAGGTGGGCAAGCTGCGCGCCGAAATCGAGGCCCGCAAGAAGGCCGACGAGGAACGCGAGGCTTCGGCGAAGGTCGAGGCTTCCAAGAAGGCCGTCGGCGAGGCGCTCAAGGCGCAGGGCGACAAGTACGCGCGCACTGCGACGTCGCTCGGGCAGCAGCGCCTGTGGGGCGAGATCGTCGAGTACGCGAAGGCGCACGGCTCGTGCCCCGACAAGGCTGTTTTCTATCTCGCCGACCAGGTGGAGCGCGAGCTCCGCGCCGAGTTCGGCGATCCGGCACCGCGTTCTGCCGCAAAGAGCGCACCCCCCGTCCCTGGCAACGGCGCAGCCGGGACGAGCACACGCGCCAAGGCCGCGACCATCACCTCGAAGGGCACGTCGGGCGCCCCGGTGGTCCGCGAGTACTCGCAAGACCCGGATGAGGCGCGCGCACAGGTCCTGCGGGACCTCGCCGCCGAGGGGCTGCTGCGCGCAGCCGCGGAGTAACCGACCATGTTCGACAAAACAGCACTCGACGCGTACGTCAAGCGCACTTACGACCCGAAGCGCATGGAGAACATGCTCTCGGGTCTCCGAGAGCCCTGCTACGGCTCGCTGTCCAGCAAGACGGACGGCAGCGGCGACAACTTTTCGTGGCTCGCCGACAACGACGACGCCTACAACGGCTCCCCGGACTTCTCCGAGGCGCAGACGGGCGCGAGCTCGAACACGCAGACGGTGGGCAGCAAGTACCTGTCCAACTGGAATGCGTGGTCGGCCGTTGCTCAGCTGACCTCCGAGATCATTGGGCAGACGCGCAACGATGACGGCGCCTGGGCGCGCGCCTACGACGTCGCGTTCGAGAAGACGCTGAAGGGCACCGAGCACATCAACGCGGTGTTCTTCCAGGGCAAGGGCTGGGGCGAGATCTCGCAGATCACGAACGTCTCGGGCGCGACCTTCAAGCCCAAGATCGCCTCGGACATCACCAAGTACGTCAAGGGCATGCCCATCGTGTTCAGCTCCGCGCTGGCCACGGCGGTGCTCCGCTCCGCGACGCGCCTGTGGGTGACGGCGGTCAACTACACGCCGGGCTCCGAGCTCGTCACGCTCTCGGGCAACCTGGCCACGCCCGGTGGCGTCAACGATGACTGGGCGTTCATCGCCGGCGCGCGCCAGAACAGCGCGACGCCGTCTCGCATCGCCCTGACGGGCCTCGGCGCGTGGTTCCCGAACCAGACCACGGCGATCGCCGCGACGGATTCCACGCTGTTCACGGTGGACCGCTCGACCAACTCGCGCAACTACGGCACGTTCATCGACGCGACGGCTGGCGGCTCGCCTGTCGGCGCGCTCATCGACGGCGTGACCGAGGCGATCACGGTCGGCGGCGCGAAGAAGCTGCGCTGCTTCTGCAGCAAGGCGACGTTCGCGAGCATCGCCAAGGACCTGCAGAACGCCGTGCGGTACGACAACAACGGCGAGGGCAAGAGCGTGGGCACGAAGCGCCTCACGATCTACTCGGACGGTGAGGCCGAGGGAACGCTCGAGATCAGCCGCGTCGTGAACGACACGGTCATTTGGGGCTTCGACCCCGCGCAGATCGTCAAGAAGTCGATCGGCACGATGCCGCACATCGACAAGGAAGACGGTCTCACCATCGCCCGCATCTACAACTCCGCGGGCTACGAGTCGCGCCTGTTCCAGCAGGCGATCTTCCAGTTCAAGAACCCCGCGGGCGGCCTGCGGGTGCAGCTGGCCTGATTCGCTGCGCCGGGCGGCGCTCACGAGGTTCCGCCCGGCGCGCGTTTCTTAGAAAGGCTTTCACATGGCGAAAAAGGTAAAGGGCGGCGCGATGGGCGCCCAGACCCGCGACGAGTTCATCCTCTCGGGATCGATCGTGATCGGCGCGGCCGGGGCGATCGCTTCGACGACGGGCCTGTGTCCGTCGGCGGCCGCCGGCGTCTCGCCTGGCGTCGTCAAGACGGCGGGCAAGACGGGCCGCTACACGGTCACCCTCGACGCGAAGTACATCACCTTGCGATTTCTTGGCGCGCCGGGGCTGGTCGGGCCTGCCGACGCGGCGATCGCGACGGCCGACGAGGCCTACTACCGCAACCGCACCACGCAGACGTTCGACATTCAGACGTGCCTCGCGGGCGTCCGCACCGACGCCGATCCGGCGAGCGGGACGGAGATCCACTGGGCCGTTGTCGTGAGGGACCTGTAACATGGCCGTCGGGGATCTCGCTCGCAAGGCGCCGCCGCCCGACAAGCTCGTCAAGGGCATGCCCTACGACGAGCCCGACGGCGATGAGCCCACCGACGACATGGCCGCCGAGGACGACAAGGCGGCACGCGTCGGCATGATGGAAGACGTGCTCGCGGCCTTCAAGAGCGGCGACGCCCAGGGGGCCTGCGACGCGCTGGACGCGTACCTCGACGCGCGCCGGGGGTGATCCGTGCCTGGGCTCTCGATCCCGGAGTTTGGGCCGGTCGCGAGCCCCATCACGAACGCCTCGAGCACGCCGAACATCGACGCAGCCTGGTTCGTTGACTTCGACGAGCTCGGGCCGCTTCTCGACATCGACGTGGCCGCGATCGCCAACGCCGACACCTTCGCGATCGCCAAGCCGCGCGTTGCGCTGTGGGCCTCGACGAGCCCGACGAGCACCTCTGGTGGAACGCAGCTCGCGGCGCTCGACGTGTCGTACACGAGCGGCGTCTACGCGCCCGTTACGGCGAGCGGGGCAGGCATCGTGAACCCTGGCGGCAAGCGGTACCTGCTTGTCGTCTCGCAGAACGGGTCCGGCTGATGCGCCCGCTGCCGAACATTAGCGGCACCGTGGCCAACTGGCCGCTCAACGGCTCGCTGGTCGACACCTCAGGGAACGGCCTCACCCTGACGGCCGTTGACGCTCGCACCGAGGTCGCCAAGGCGCCCACGTACGTCACGTTCGACGGCTGCACCCAGGCCGTCGACACGACCTATGACGGGGTGACCTTCAACGCCAAGCTGAAGCTACCTGCGGCGCTGGCCGCTGCGCTGCGATTCACGGGGCCGTTCACGTTTCAGTGGGTGATGGTCCAGGTGCGGACCTTTTCGATCTCACACTTCTGCTGCGTCAACCCCGACAACATTACGCCGCACCGCGACGGCGCCCCTGACCGAATCGGCAGCCTTTACGATATCTGGTCGACGGGCGGTGACTGCGAGATTTCTGACCAAAACATCGGCAGCACCCTGCCGAGTCCGTTCTACGGCGCGTTCCCAGGGACGAACAACGCGACGTGGGCGCAGGTGCCCGGCTCGCCGCCGCCCTACGCGGCGCCGGCTGCCTTCGCGGTCACGCGCGACGCGAGCGACAACTATCATGCCTACCGCAACGGAGTACTGATCGGCACCGTTGCGCACACGCCGGGCGGGCATGCCATCCAGGGGAATGAAGTCTTCTACATCGGCGGCACTGAGAGTGGCGTGCCTCCCGCGGGGACGTTCGGCAACAGCGGCGGGGCGCAGTACGCGAATGTTCGCGTCCTGAACTTTGAGCGCTCGGCATCGGACATCGCGACTGACGCCGCGGCGCAGCTCGGCCCGTGCGCGTCCGCGTTCAGCTACCGCGGCCTGACCGTGAACATTCGAAAGGCGTCCAGCTGATGGAAATCACCCTTGAGGCGTTCGGGGGTACGGCGAGTCCGCAGACCAACAGCGTCGCGAACGTTCGCACGGTCGCGGCCGAGTATTACGTGGACTTCGACGCGTTCGACTCGCGTGTCGAGCTGCTGTTCAGCGCCATTGGCAAGATCGCGTCCTGTCCCGGCGGCGCGCCCGTCCTCGAAGTGTGGGCCACGTCGACCGAGAGCGACGCCAGCGGGGGCGGAACGCTGCTGGGCACGCTCTCGCTGTCCGTCGCGGGCACGGGTGGCGTCTTCGTGGGCGTCAACGGCCGCATGGACATCGACAACCCGGGCGGGTCGAAGTTCGTGGTGTTCACGACGCGCGCCGGCCTCGCCGGCGACGGCACGACGCCCGTGCAGCTGTCCTTCTATGGCTTGCTGCTCAGCGTGAGCGGGCCGGCGGGCGACTCGTGCAACGTCACGACGACGCCGCTCGTCCGCCTGATCAAGGGCGCGAAGCTACTCGCCGACAAGGTCAACGACGACTCGGTGACCGAGGACACATGGACCGAGTGGGTCAACGACGGCGTGGAATCGCTGTGGGGCTACGTGTCGACGTTCTTCGCCGATCACTTCTACAGCACGGTCGACTTCTCGCTCGCGGGTGGCATCGGCGGCAACACGTACGACGTGACGACGATCCCAGCGGGCGACTTCCGCCGCGTGCGCCTGCTCGAGCGCGATCCGGACACGGCTCAGCGTCGGCGCGTGCGCGGCTTCAACTTCGTCGAGAAGGACAACGGCGCGGGCTCGGCGGCGCTGTGGGCCATGAACCTTGCGCCCGACGTGCGCGCCAAGCTGATGGGCAACCTGCTCATGCTCGAGCCGTACGAGCGCGCGGGCGGAAACTATCGGCTGCACTACGTCTCGAGGCACCCGAAGCTGGTCACGAACTGCGACGCGCTGTTGCCGTCCGTCGACCAGTGGGCCGAGTACGTCAAGGTCTTCGCGGCCATGAAGGCGCTCGGCGTCGAAGAGAGCGACGACAACCCGCAGGCACGTCGCATGCTGGCCATCAAGCAGGAGATCGCCGACACGGCGGCCGAGCGCGACGACGGGCAGCCGGGCGTCATCGCTGACACGGAGGACATGGGCGGCAACGGGTGGTGGCGATGAAGGCCTTTCAGCCCGTGAACACGTCTGGGCAGCCGGGCGGATCGACCATCCTCGACCGCATGCTGTCCGCGATCGCCGACTCGATCGCGAGCTTGGCCGGCGCGGTGACCAACGACGTGCTGGTGCGGACCACGCTCGACAACACACGGGACTGGCCGGTGGTTCACGGGCTCGGACACGCCGTGCAGACCTGGGAAATCGTCGACATCGACGGCAGCGCGACGGTTTGGCAGCCGGCCACCGTCAATGCGACCCCCAAAACGTCGATCCTGCTGCGCTCGTCGGCGTCCGTCTCCGTCCTGATCAGGTTCACCTGATGGCGCTGCGCAAACAAAACCTGTTCATGCCCGTCGGCGGTCTTCAGACCGACATCGACGACAAGGTGCTGCCGCTCGGGCGCATGATCGACCTGGAAAACTGCTTCGCGGTGCGCAAGGGGCCCGTCGACGGCACGATCGAAGCGGTCAAGCGCTTCGGCTTCGTCGCCCTCGCCGCCCCTGGGAACACTCAGGGGCAGCTGACCACGCACCTTGGCGCTCTCGTTGACGCCGGGGTGCCGCTCAAGACCTTGGCGACGCCGACGGACACGACCTGGCGCACGGCCGGCGGCGACTTTCGCCCCGGCATCTCGCATGTGCTGACCAGGGTCGCCGCGAACGCCATGGCGCCTCAGATGGCCATCGGCGGCGGCTACTACTGGGTCATCTACTCGGACGCCGGCACGACGCTGCACGTGCTCGCGCTCGATGCGACGACGGGTCACCAGGCGTTCAGCAACAGCTTCTCGGCGGCCGGGTGGCTGTCCTGGCGCGTGGTCTACGCCGCCGGGCGCGCGACGTTCCTCATGCTCAGCAACGCGGGGACGATCTTCTACGACGTCGTCGTGCCGTCGACGATGGCCGAGACGATCACGTCGTCGGTGGCCGCGGCGAGCGTAGCCTCGACGGACAACAACTTCGACGCCTATGCGCGCGACTCGGTCGTGGCGATCGCGTTCCGAAAGAACGGATCGAACAACGTCGCGGGCATCGACTTCGACCCCATCACCTCGGGGACAACCGCGTGGGACCTTGCCGATTCGGGCGCCGCGGCCGTGGCGGTCAACAACGGCGCGCTGGCGTGGCTGTACGACTACGGCGGATCGGGCAAGGTCGCTCTGCTCACGGCGAACACGGCGCAGGGCCTGAGGGCTCAGTGGGACATCCCGACAATGGGTGCCACTCGGCAGGCGGCGAGCTCGTACGTCGTGGACGCTGGATTCACGGCGAACATCGGCTATCTCGCGGGGCACACGACCGCGGCGAGCTTATCGGGTGAGTTCGTGCTCGTGTACGACACGGGCACCAGGATCGTCCGGACGGCGTCGCGCATTGGCGGCGTCGTGCTGAATTCGCCTTTCGTACGCAACGCCAGCATGCGATCGCGCACATGGCAGGTGGGCACCGACGGGTTCATCGTCCTAGGCACGCCGTCGTCCACAAACGGCGCCCACTACGTGATGCGCATCCTGCCGACGCCCATCTCGCCGCAGACGGCGACGCCCCTGGCGATCATCGGCGCGCGGCAGTCGAACAACACGCACGGGATCAGCTCGGTCGCACAGGTCTCCGCGGCCGAGGTGGCGGTGGCGCTCAACTACATTGTGCGCCTCGACAACTCGAACGACCCGGACGCATACGGGGTGCAGTACGCCACGATCACGCATCCGAGCTACCCCCAGACGACGCTGGGCGTGCCGCGCGAGTCCATCGGTTCGACGCTGGTGCCGGGCGCCCAGATCGGGCAGTACGACGGCTCGACGTTCCTCGAAGCCGGGTTCGCGTACCCACCTGAGTCCCCGGCGGCGCCAACGCCGTCGGTCGGCGGCGGCCTCACGGTGAGCTCGACGTACTGGTACGTGCTCGTGTACTCGTACATGGACGCGCAGGGGCGCCTGTGGCGAAGCGCTCCGAGTGTGCCCGCGTCAGGAGCGACAGGCGCGGGCGATGGTACGCTTACGCTCGCCTGCCCGACGCTGCGAATCACCGGGCGTGCGGCGCCGGTCATCCAGATCGAGGCGTACCGGGGCGCCGCCGGCGACGAGGCACTGTTCCAAAAGGCGGGCGTCGTTGCGAACGACATGACGGTCGATACCGTCACGTTCGTCGACACGATGAGCGACGCGACGCTCGCGACGAAGGAGTTCCTCTACACAAACGGCGGGGTTCTAGAGAACAGCACGCCCACAGGCTTCGTTGCGCTCGCCGAGGCGCAGAACCGCTCGTGGGGCATCTCCATGGATGACCCGCAGGTGCTCTGGCCCTCGAAGGAGCACCGCCTTGGCACTGGCGTCGAGTGGAACGAGGACATTTCGTTCGACGTGCGCGACGCGAGCGGATCGATGCGCGCCCTGGCGGTCATCGACGATCGCCCCATCGTGTTCAAGGACGACGCCGTGTACGCCGTGGGCGGCCAGGGCCCCGACGGTCGCGGCCAGGGCGGCAGCTACGCCGCGCAGCGCATCTGCTCCGGCATCGGCTGCGACAACCCGCAGGCCGTCTGCGAGACGCGCGACGGCGTGATCTTCCGCTCGACGTCCCAGCGCGCCGGGTTCTTCCTGCTCGACCGCGGCCTGACCGTGACCTACATCGGCGCGCCGGTACAACGCTACAACGCCGAGACGATCACGTCGTCGAGGTTCCTCTCGTCGCTGTTGCAGGCCCGCTTCTACACGGCAAGCGGTCGCACGCTCGTCTACGACCTCGTGACACAGGCCTGGTCGACGTTCACCGGCCAGCCGTGCGCGAGCTCGACGGCTTGGGACGGCATCGCGGTCTATGCCTCGAGCGCGACCTCGAACATCCTGCGCGAGGACCTGACGGGCGCCGTGCTGACCGACGACGGCGCGGCGACGACGATGCTCGTGGGCTGGCCGTGGCTGCAGGTGAACCAGATCCGCGGGTACGAGCGCTTCTACCGCCAGCAGATCACGGGTGAGGTGTCGCAGGACTCGGTGATCCTGCGTATGAACCTGTACCGGAACCAGGAGACCGTCCCGATCGCCACGAAGGGCCTCACGACCCCCGTGGGCGTCATCAATCGTGAGCTGCGCTACTCGGCCAAGCTCGGCGCCCTCAAGGTCTCCGTGACGGATGGCGGCAGCACGACGGGCATCCTGCGGCTCACGGGCGTCACGCTCGTGCTCGGCGCGAAGGCCGGCCTGCAGCGGGTATCGGCGGCGAACCGCGTCGGTTAGTTTTGGGACATTTGTCCCAATATTGGGCCCGCGACCCAGGGTATCCAACGCCGCTTTGGCGATGGGAGCGCCGATCTACGATCCCGCCACGAATACGTGGAAGAATGCCGACGGAACCCCCGCCTCGACCGGAATCGGAGGATGGGCCAACGGTACCGCCCAGCCGATTGACGCCGGCCTGACGAGCGATGCCTGGAACGGTGCCAAGTCGGCGGCAGGGGTCGTGACTGGCCTCGCGACTCCCTCTTCGGTCGACACGTCCGCCCTCAAGAACGCCCAGCAGCGCGCCGCGGACACTCAGGACTTCTACCGTAAGCGGCTGGTCGATCTTCCACCGGCGTACAACCCGGGACACTCGGCGCAGCTCTTCGACGAGGGACAGGGAGCGATCGCCGACCTCACGGCGGCCTCGAAGGGGCTTGTGCCCTCCGCGGCCGAGCTGCAACTGCACCAGCAGGCGGCTCGCAACGCCGCGAACGCCTTCGGGATGGCGGCGGCGCTCGGCGGTCGCACGCCCGGCGGCGCCCTGCGAAGTGCGCAGATGGCGGCGACGAACACCCAGGGCGACGCGAACGCCCAGGCCGCTCAGCTGCGCGCCCAGGAACAGGCGCAGGCGCGCGCGGCGCTCGTCCAGGCGATCGGCAACCAGCAGCAGAGCGAACAGGGCCTGCGCACGGGAGACATTCAGCAGACGGGCCAGCTCATCCAGGCCGACACGAGCGCGCTCGACTCGAACGCGAAGGCCGCGGCTGCCGTCGCCGATGCGAACGCCAAGAAGGCCGCGGCCGACGATGCCTTCAAGGGTCAGATCTTCGGCGGCTTCGCTCGGGGCGCGGCAGGCGGATCCTGATGTCGTTCGGAGCACCCGATCCAGAGCTCTACGGACTCGCCGACCAGTACGACGGCGTGGCCGGCCCTGCGCCCGCGAACGCCGCGCCGGCGCCGATGCCAGCGCCCGAGGTGCAGCCGGTCGACACGGGCGGCCTCGGCAACTTCGACGTAGATGCGGCCTCGCAGAACCTCGCGGCCGTGGGGCAGCAGCCGCCCGCGCCCGCTCCCGGTGACGTGCCGCCAGCTGCCGCGCCGGTGGTTCCCGGGCCGCCGCCAGTAGACCCGCTCAGCGTCGCGCCGCCCGCGCCGCCGCCCATCACGGGCGACCCCGAGAAGGACCTGGCCGCCAACCTGCAGTATCAGCGCGACCTGTCCGACCACTACGGCAAGCGCGAGCAGGAGCTCACGAAGCGCGCGACATCCGCCAACGCCGAGAAGGCCGCGAAGGAAGTCGAGATCGCGAAGGAGTACCAGCGCCAGCACGACGCCCTGCGCACGCGCCAGGCCGCAGAGCGCGCCGCCGCGCAGAGGCAGATCGACGACGCGGTCACGGGCCGCGCGGCCGCGCAGAAGGACCTCGAAGGCGCGAACTGGGCTGACCAGCACACAGGGCGCGCCATCGTCGCCACCATCTTCGGGGCGATCGGTGCTGGCCTGCAGAACGCCGCAGCCGCTCACCTTGGGCAGGTCGGCCACGCCGAGAACGAGGGCGCGAAGGCCGTCGACCGGATGATCCAGCGCGACTACGACATCAAGAAGCAGCGCATTGCTTCGATGTCGGAGTCGCTGCTCGAGGCGCGGCACGGCTACCAGGACCTGGCCGAGAACCAGCGCGCGGCGATGAACGACCTCGACGCCGACACGTCGGTCAAGTACAAGCTCGTCGCAAAGGAAGCCGAGGCGCGGCTGCGCCAGGCGGGCGCGAGCGAAGACGACATCAAGCGCAACGCCTTCGTAGCGAACGCCAAGGCGCAGGCGGCGAAGGCCGAGGCGCAGATCCTCGACCGCGAGCAGACGCACCGGGACACGCGCGAGGGACACGAGGCGACGCGCGCACTGGCCGACGCTCACCTCAACCTGCAGGAGCGACAAATCGACGCGACCATCGCCGATCGCCGCTCCGGCGCCTCTGAGCGGCGCCGTGAGTTCGAAGAGCGCCAGGCCGAGCGTCGGGAGGCGCGCGCCGAGAAGGCCGCCGCAGCCGCCGAGAAGAAGACCGAGAAGGAAGATACGACGGCCGTGCGCGCCGGCAAGAACGACCCGAGCGGGCGCAAGCCGGGCGAGATCATCGGCCATGTCCCGACCGGTCGTGGCGGCGCGCAAGGGTTCGCGACGCGCGACGCCGATTACGCGCGGGCCGAGGACCAGCTGCAGGCGTTCCTAGACCACGTCGAGAAGTACGGCGAGCGCGCGCTGAGCCCGCAGCAGATCAAGGAACGCGAATCGCTGTACAACAACGCGCTCGGTGGCGTCGTCACCGTATCGCCGATGGGCAAGACGAACGAGGCGCAGGAAGTCGAGCGGCATTCGATCGGCGCCAGCGGTGGCATCTCGCTGATGGGAGCGAACGCCGCGGCTGTGAGGCGGAAGATCGCCGAACTTCGCAAGCAGCGCGAGGAATACCGCGAGCAGATACTGATCCCCGTCGAGGGCTCCGCGCGCACGGCCGAAAAGAAGACGGCCGCGCCGGGCGGCGGGAAAGGCGACAAGTACGGGTTTCTAGACGACTTGCTCGACGAGAAAGCACCCTGATGGCGCTCGATGAAGCCACCCTCGCCAAGGTCTGGGGCGTCCTGGACGATCCTCAGGCGCCAGTCGACGTGAAGCGCAAGGCAACGGCCGTGCTCGAGAAGCACGGCGCGCTGGCGCCACGCTCAGAAGACGGCCGTGCAGGGCAGCCCAAGTCGTTCACGGCCTCTGACGAAGACCTGGGCATTTCGTCTCCGCTTGCCGAGGACGAGACGCGACTGCCGTCGGGCGGTGAGGCGCGCCAGCTGGGCCGGAAGCGCGCGCACACGACGACGGAGCTCGAGGGCGACCCCATCGCGCAGGGCATCGTGGGCGGCGCGGAAGGTGCGCTTGTCGCGGCGCCCGTCGCCGGGCTCGTCGGCGTGGCGTCGCCCGTGGCGGGGAAGCTGGTGCGTGGTGCGGTCGAAGGCGGCGCTGCGACGGCGGCGCAGGGCGGCGACCTGGGCGACATCCTCAAGGGCGCAGCGATCGGGACGGTGCTCGAGGGACCTGGCGCTGCGCGTGCGGCCCTCCAGGGCGCCGAGTCCCGCGCTGCCAGCCGCATGCAGACCGACATTACGGGCGGCGCGAAAGGAAAGGCCGCAAAACAGGTGCTCGCGGCCAAGGACATCCTGGAGGAGACGTACGCGGCGCACCCCGAGCTGCGCAAGACGATGGCCACCGGCAGCACCGCCGAGAAGGCGAACGCCGTGCGCGGGAAGATCGACGAGCTCACCGAGGCCAACGACGCGGCGACGGACGCGATCGCCAAGCACCACGGCAATATTTCGACCGACACGATCGCGTCCCGTCTCCGGGCGATCGAAGAGCGCGCCAAGGCGGCAGGCGACGAGGTCACGCGCAAGGCAGCACGGAAGACGCTCGACACCATCGACGGGCTCTCTGAGGCAGAGCGTGTCCCGCCGGAGGCCCCGATCGGAGTGGACCCCGAGCTCGGCCCGGTGAGCAGGGTGCGCGTTACCGGAGGGTCGGCCGGCACGCCCGCCGACCCTGAGCTCGTCGCCCTCGGCTCGTCGCGCGGTTCATCTCTCTCTGGCCAAGGCGCGAACTACGTATCGCTGCCCACGCCGGAGGTGCCTACCAGGAGCGTGATCACGGCGAAGCAGCTTCGCGGCATTCGAAACGGCCTCGCCGCGAAGATCCAGACCGCTGCACCTGGAACGGCTGCCTTTGGCGATCAGGCCGCGGCCGCGACGGCTATCAAGGCCGAGTTGAACGAGGCGATCTCAGACCTTGCGGAGAAGACGCCGGGCGTGGACGTCGAGGCCCTGAAGGCCCGCAATCGACAGATTGCAGCTCTGATGCCGGTTGAGCGGCAGCTCTTCGAGCGGGCCCAGGCCGAAGGGCTGGCGCAGCCGCACAATCTCACGGCCGAGATCCTCGAGCCACACGGCGCCCGCAAGCTCGCCGCGAAGAAAGTCCGCGAGACCGCCGCGCGCGCCGACTACGCTCTTGCGAACAGCGACGCCGCGCAGCGGTTGTTCGGGAAGACGGCGGCTGACACGCTGCCCGCCAGCGCCGCGCGCGCGACCGCCGCCAGCTCAACCGCGACGGGCGACGATCTCACCTACGCCGCCAAGGTCGCCCAGGCCATGAAGGCGGGCATGTCGCTGCAGGACGCCGTGAACGCGGCACGCTGAGGCGAGCGGCATGAGAAGCACGGGCGCGTAGTGCCACCAGCAGATTGGCGATAGCCAGAGCGCCAGTACGAGCAGAACAGCGCCGCCGAGCTCCGGGGACAGCCGGCTCCGCAGGGGAATGGCGATCGCGACCAGGGCGAGCATTGGCGCCAGGCCGTGAACGCCGAGAAGCGCGGGCAAGCTGATGTTTGTGTGCCAGGCCATCCCGCCCGCACCGATCGCCGTCATGAGCTTTACCCACGCGGACCAGTCGCTCAGGGGGACGACGGTCAAGGTTGCCGCGCACGTCGCCGCGGCAACGGCAACGCCGATCGCGACGTCTCGTTTCGACTTTGCAAGCAGCGACCAGCCCGGAAAGACCTTGAGCGCGCCTGCGAATCCCGCGAGCGCCCCGCCGCCCCGGAGCGACCATGCGCACATCGCCCAGACGATCGCGTCGGCGTTTCCAAGGCTCATCGACATGGCGATGCCCGGAGCGAATTGCAGCAGGAAGCCCGCGCCGAGGACGTTCGCGACACCGACCCGCGCGCCGAAGAGGCGTACGAGCCCCGCGGCGTAGCACCAGAAGCCCACGAGGACGAGTGCGTACCACATCGCCTGAAAGGTGCTCGCCGACAGGCGCGCAAGCGGCGAGAGAGCGACGGCGAGAGGAGGCGGGTAGATGTATGGCGCTCGGCCCGAATAGAAGGCCTCGACGGCGCCGTCGTAGAGGGGAGCGCGATGTACTACGCGCCCGGCGGCCTCGTAATAGCCGGGCACATCGAGCCCGCTCGTGTCGCGCGACGCATGGTTCGGCAGCCAGTACAACAGGTGCGCCAGCAGGAGGACCGCCCCGCAGGCAGCAAGAACGCGGCGAAGCATCATCGTCCCGCCTCGATGCCAGCGTCCGCGGCGAGCTGGTCAAGCCACTCGTAGGACGCGTCGTGCTGCGGTGCCGGCTCGACGACGGGGGCTGACTGTTCGTGCTTCGAATGCACGAGCGCACCGCCGAGGATCGCCGCGATGAACGCGCCCGCAATCCCCTTGGCCTCAGGCGACATCCCGCCAGCGTGACGCCGTCTCCCGGCCCGCGCAAGCTGGACGGGCGTCCAGGTCGGGGACGGTATCCAACGCCGCTTTGGCGTATGTCGCCCGAGGACGAAGAGGCCCTGTTTGCGGCGATTGGGCTGCTGCCGATCCTGCGGGCCAAGCCGACCGTCCACAAATACCAGTTCGAGGCGGCGGCGGCGGCACCGAAGACCATCCGCAAGCGCATGGCCGCGTTCCTGGGCGCCGATGAGTTCGCCGAGGCCAAGGACCTCCCCGACTTCGACTACGACGAGGTGAGCAAGCTCGTGTCGAGCGGTCAGACACCCGAGCAGACGGCGGCGATGATGAAGGCCCTGTCCGAGCCCGAGATCGCCAGCGACCTGCTGGTCAAGGCCGACCGGCTGCAGACGTGGGCCAAGGGCATCCTTCCGCGTCCCGAGCAGAGCGGCTTCATGAACCTGCACGTCGAGGACATCCCCGAGTCCGAGTTGGCCGACTTCCGCCGCGTGTGGGCCGTGGCGTGCGACCCGATGACCATCCTCGACGACCTCGAAGACGGATCGCTGAGCGAAGACCAGGTCGCCGCGATGCAGTTGCTGTACCCGGCGACGTACGCCGAAATGTCGCAGTCCGTCGTGGACGCTGGCGCGCAGCTGGCGGCGAGGCGCGGGAAGGACTGGCAGCCGTCGCCGACGAAGCTTGCTCTCCTGGGCATTCTGCGCGGCCAGGCGACGGTGGACGTCTCGATCGCCGCCGACGTGCAGGCGATGTTCGCCCAGCAGGAGGCCCGCGAGCAGGCGGCCCTGCAGGCGCAGCAGCGCGGGGGTGGCGGCGGAGCGCCTGCGACGAGCGCGGGAGAGTCGACGCCGGGCCAGGAAGCCGCCGCCGGGTAAGGTATCCAACGCCGCTTTGGCGATGAGCCAGGGCGTACAGGTATCGACCCTCAAGACCGCCGGGGAGGGTGCGTACCGCGTTGCCGCCGTCTCTGGCCTGCTGTCCGGCGTGGCCGCGGCATCGGCCTCGGCCGGTCATCTTTTCGCGGCGCAGTGGGCGCCGGCGGCGGCGTCCAAGATCCAATTCTGCGTGCTGCAGCGCCTGCGCGCGCGGCTCGTGACGATCGCGGGCTACACGGCGGCGCAGGAGATCGGCATCGACCTGTCGATCGCGCGCAGCTTCACCGTGGCCGGCTCGAGCGGCACGGCGTTGACGCTCACAGGCGACAACAACAACAAGCGCTCGTCGTTCCCGGCCAGCGCCTTCGCCGACATGCGCGTCGCGAACACGAGCGCGCTCACGGCGGGTACGCAGACGCTCGACGCGCAGCCGATCGCGCAGGGCGTGTACGCGGAGCTCGCCGCCGCGGCCACCGTGCCGAAGGGCGCCGCCGAAATCTACCTCTCCACCGAGGACCTCGACCGCTATCCGGTCGTGCTCGCGCCCAACGAGGGGCTGATCGTCCGCAACACCATCGCGCAGGGCGCCGGGGGCACCGGCCGGCTCATCGTCGAGATGGATTGGCTCGAAGTCGTGAGGTACTGAGATGTCCGATTCGAATCAGCGCCCCTTCGTCGGCAATCAGGTGATCATCGCGAAGGGTACGCCGGCGCCGCCGCCCGCGGGCACGCTCGCGATCATCTCGCAGGACGGCACGAACCTGCTCAAGCAGGCCAGTGATGGCACGACGTCCAGCCTGGGCGGGGGCGGGGGCGGTGACTTCACCGCCATCATGAAGGACGCGACCGGCTCGCCGCCTGCGAGCGGCATCTCACTGGCCTCTATCTTCTCGGGCGGCGCGGGCCTGCTCAAGGTGGCGGCTGACGGGACCGTCTCGAAGGCGGTTCCCGGCACCGACTACCTCACGACCTGCGAGGTGACCGCGTTCCCGACGCAGACGATCTCCGTCGAGACGGACACGGTGACGTTCTCGGGGCTGAGCGGTGATACGGACGGCATCTATGAGTTCGACATCGTGGCCATCTGCGGCACCGGGTGCACGTCGGCCGGCGGCAGCATCACGATCAACTTCAACGGCACGACGACCAACCAGCAGTGCCAGTCCGAGCACATCTCGGGCACCGGCACGCCGGCCCATGCCGCATTCGGCAACTCCACCAAGGCGGTCGTCGGGCTCGAGGCCGTCGCTGGTCAGACGGCGACGTGCCACATCCGCGTCTATCCCAAGTCGGGGGCCATTCGCATGGCGAAGTGGAATGCGGCCCTGTACGACGCGACGGCCAACAGCATCCAGACGTTCAACGGCACGGCGTTCTGGAGCGACACGGCGACGCCGGTCACGAGCATCGTGTTCAAGGACGCGGTTAACAAGTTCTTCGGCGTCGGTTCGGTCATCAGCGGCCGAAAGATCGCGACCTGATGCGTGGCCGCTCGAACCACATTCGACCTCGGCGCTAACGAGCGCATAGTCCCAGCCGGCAACAGCCTTACCGCAGGCGGGATCGCCGGCGCGGGAGGCACGTCGACGGCCTGGTGGACGTACCTTCCCGGCTTCCTGAACCTCGTGCGCCGCACGACGACGGGTTGCAGCTGCACGCCGAACGGGCCGCCCACGTTCCCCGCGGGCAATAGCCTGGGCTTCTCGGGGACGTTGATGAGCAAGTTCGCCGACCCGGCGACGACGACGGCGATCTTGGCGCAGAGCCCGACCATCGTGATACCCGAATGGGGCGTGAACGATGCGAGCGCCGGCACGTCGCCGAGCACCGTCGCCAGCGA